CCCCTCCTGCAGCCCCACCGTATAACACATCTTCTTCAGAGGAAGATAGAAATTCTTCTTGAGGACCATTGTTAGGTTTGAATATAACTTCTTGATCTTGAACCAGATCCTCAACAGGTGAAGCCGTAGATTCAACGTCACCCATATCGATAACTCTAGTATCTTTGCCGCTAAGTCCATTTTCAATCTTCTTAGCTGTGACTTCAATCTTTTTAACATTCTGTTTATGCTTTCGTAATTTATCTTCAGCATTTTTTATTGCTGTTTTATTTCGTTTTATCTTTCGCTGTGTTGCTCGTCTTGCACGTTCTAGTGATGACAGATGGTAAGACTGTGTTGGTGCATTAGGATCTTTCTTTGGTCTTCCTCTAGGTCTTGGATTTTTTTCTTGCACTCGACCATCTCTGTGTGTAGCCTACTGAACCACCTGTTTTAAAATTTTGTACCTGTAATAACTCAGCAGGTATGTATACTCCCGGAGCAACCCCTTGTGGATTTTGATATGATAATCTTCTATCACGTGTAGCTTGTAATATTGCTAGTCTTTGTTGTTCAGCTAATCTCTGTTGCTCTAGTATTCGCTGTCGTTCTTTTTCTCTTTGTGCGGCTAACGCTCTTGCTTTTGCTAATTTTGCTAAACGTTCCTGTTGTTTTTGTGCGGCAGCTTCAGCACGTTCTTTTTCTTTTCTAATTATTTCCCTTCTACGTTTTTCAGCTTCTTCTGCAGCTTTTGCTTTGGCACGGATAGATGCAGCCATAGCATCAGCACGTTCTTTTTCTTTTCTAGCTATTTCTTTTCTACGTCTTTCAGCTTCTTCTGCAGCTTTTGCTTTGGCACGGATAGATGCAGCCATTTCATTTGCTCTATCTTGTCTGTCCTTTTCACGCTGACGTATCTTTTCTTGTTGTTTTTTATCTGATTTAGTTTCTCGTGCTGGTCTAGGCGAAGATTTATTCGTATGAAACGGCATTTTTTACTTCTTTTTTAGCAGGTAACAGTACAACTCCGTGTAATGCCTGTACATTATGGTTATGTGTCTCTTCTTTTCCTAATCCTACCCTATTTAAGAGTGATTCTGCTGCTTTTAAACGCAAATCATCCCCTCTTTCTATCTGTGGACTGTCAATTAGGCTAATTAGTTTGTTTGTTGCCTTTACAGATGCACTAGCTAACAGGTTTTTTGACCGTTTTATGATTTCATCAGCTAGTTTTGTTCGCAACCACCCTGCTGAACCTTTAGTGTAACCTGCATTTTCAGCTGCTGCAACCACATAACCCCCATTACTAAACAGATTTTGTAAGAATAGTTCTTCCTTTTCCGATATTTTAGTCGGTTTATTGTTTTGTGGTAATAAATTCATGGTAATCTTTCAGCATTGTGATGTGTAAGTCTACGTACTGGATGCAAATTAAGCTATATCTGTGCCAATGTGACATCTTACATCTACAATATACATATATAATAGCGTTACGTATACATGTTGTCAAGAATATAGTAGTGTCAATTTATTGACTTGACAAATTTAGTGTGTACCTATACAATGAGGTATGTCCTCCGGGGTTATATATAGAGTATACCCCCATTCTCCCCCACAGATTACCTATAGCGTTGCAAACAAGGTCTTACCTAAAGCGTTGCAAACTTATCAATACATAAAACCTTAAAATATAAAAAATATGTCAGCATTGCTAGCATATACCGGGGAGGGGGGAGTGTCCCATGCGTACACGCACGGAATATATTTGGCTTCCAGCTTGACTTTCAGAGCATCTAATCTGCAGTCAGACCTTTCCAAGAACTATAGAACCCCATAACATAACCATAAAAGATATATAAAAAGAAATATAAAAGCTTAATCATACGCATACATAATGCGTGTATTACAATTTGTCATACAAGAAATTATAAAGATGATCATTAGAGGTTGAAAAAAATAGCATTTAAAACATAGATCATAATAAAAACAATCACATATTATTATTTGTTTTAGATATAAAAAAACCCCCTAGAAATTAATCTAGAGGGTAGTTTGGGAGAACTTTTTATTATTTAAGTATTAGATGAAAAGTAGTTTTTCCTGTATTCATTAACTCTATTTTCTGTCTTTTCATTGGCTAAATACTTATTTGCATTACTTAACCAACAATGCACACATACATATTGATCATTTTCTATAACAAATAAATATCTTTCTTGTTGTTTACCACAAGCAGAACAAGAACAAATATCATGAGCATTTGGAACACTAATAGACATCTTAATACTGCCTTTCACTAGTCTTAACAATGAAATTATCTTTATCATCTAATTGGTAGTCTTTTAACTTAACTTGTTTATTAGATGAACCATAACAAGTAATCCCTTGATGCTCTAATAATTCTGTTAAAGCATCAATTTGCATTTTAACTGCTCTGACTTGTTGAGCAATTAAATTTAAATCTTTATATTCATAAGCAACCATATTATCCATATAGTCCTTATTTACTTTTATTAATTTTTGCATCTTTTTAATCCTTTGCAATAAGTTAAAATTTAATATTAGTTGTTTAAATCAACCAATGAATAAACATTAGAATTAATTTTTTTCTGTGTCAAACTTTTATTTTCATTTAAAAATATATTTCTATATTTTCCAGTGGTTGTTGAATAATCCCAGAAATTAATATCTAGAAATACTTTTCCCTCATTATCTCTCATAGCAATTAAACTCTCATATGATTGGAAGTAATGAGCATTAGGAGTGACAATAAGAAATTGGTTCGGTCGTTCATTAATATTATAAACTTTAATTTTTTTTGTTGGTGGTATGTATTCACCTTTTATTTCATAATCGTTTTCTTGAATA